GACAAAGGAATACATGTTATTCCATGTTACTACAAGTTGGAGTACCAAGAATGGGCAGATTATGGGACAGGTTCAGGAAGACCTGAAATGATTTTTCCAGATACCTCTGACATACTAGATAAAACTACAAAAGGAGCAGATGGTAAGGATAGATTACAAAATAATAATTATATCTTAACTGTTGGTCAACACTTTGTAATTATTTTAGGTGAAAAAGGATCTGAAACTGCGATGATATCCATGAGTTCATCTCAAGGTAAAATAAGCAGAAAATGGAACTCCATGATGAAATCTATAAGTTTAGATGGTAAGAATGGTCCATACACTCCACCATCGTTTAGTCACATTTATAAATTATCTTCTGTATTAAATACAGGTAAAGGTAATCAATGGTATGGCTACAACGTAGAAAAAGTTGGCATGTTAGAAGACGCTAAGATGTATGAACGAGCAAAAAAGTTCTACTCTAGCTTCGCTAACAGAGGCTAAATATTTTTGGGGGCGGTTCGTTGCTTCGTCCCGCCTCCGAAAGCAAAGTGGTGATGTCAGACGTAGATAAATTTATAAATATATTTGAAGGTTCATATAGTGCCTACGGTCAAACTAGAAAGACAAACGAGTTTGATGAAAGAGGTAAACACAAAACAAGATCTTTCATAATTAAAAAAAGTCCAACTAAACAAATGTTTCAAGAACATTTGGATGGTAAAGATCCCGCTCTTGGTATTATCCCCATAAATGAAGAAAATAAATGTAAGTGGTCATGTATAGATATTGATGTATACAACGGCTTTAATCATAAAGAATTAATTATAAAGATAAGAGAGTGTAAGTTTCCATTATTAGTGTGTAGATCTAAATCTGGAGGTGCACACGTATTTTTATTTACAGATGATTTTGTTCCTGCAGCATTAATTAGAAGTAAACTAAAAGATATGGCAGCTAAACTTGGTTACTCAAACGCAGAAATATTTCCTAAACAAAATAAAGTAGATATGAATAAAGGCGGCACAGGCAGTTTTTTAAATTTACCTTATCACAATGCGTCTTTGTCTTTGAGGTATGGTATTAAAGATGATGGGTCTGCTATGGATATATATCAATTTTTTGACGCGCATGATAAACTAAAACTAACAGAAGATCAACTCTCTAAATTATCTATACAAGAAGAAAAAACAGTTGACAACTTGCTAGTAGGTGCTCCACCATGTTTGGTTACAATTGCAAAGCAAGGTATACCAAATGGCCAAAGAAATAATGCCATGTATAATTTTGGTGTATACACAAAAAAAAGATTCCCTGATAAATGGCAAATAGAAATATT